ACTCTCGCTCCCCCAGCTACATTGTCCCAAGCGACAGTTGTCGAGATAATAACAGTCAATGCGCGTGAGCTGCTATTTGTCCATTTCCCAGACGCATATGTCAGCTTTGTCCCGTTCACATCCACCGTCGTCCATAAGACTGCCGTGTCTGTCGTCGTGGCAATTGTCATTGGGGCTGCACGCGCCTCTAGCTGATTAGGCTGCAAGTTAATGCTTTGCCACGCGCTGTTATATGCGTAGAGGGCGCCGTCTGTTGTATCGTAATAAAGAGGAGCAGTTCCAGTCGCAACCGTAGGCGTTCCAGTAGGAGGACCAGCCGCTGCCGGTATAAACACGAACCCGTTGGTCATGTTGGTGGTGCCCTGACTAGGGAATAAATCGCCGCCAGAAAATGTCCATGACGATATACTCGCGTCACCAACATCAACAATAAGAGCACCACTATTGGGCGAACCAATAACGGACGGAACAAGAGAAACGACACCCGCCACATCGTTAATAGAGAGAAGTAACTCGCCACCGCCTGTGGCGCCGCCTTTGATAAAAGTTACGTTATTTTTAATCGTTGGTATCGTTACCGTGTTATCGGTATTAACCGTTAATGCATCCGCTGTGTTTACGGCTGCATTGGCAATCAAATGAACTGCTTTTTCTTGCCATGTGCCAATAGAAAGATCGCCGCCGTAGCTTTCAAGATACGTCGCATTCGGAAGTGACAAAGCGTTATTAGGATAACCGTTTGCGGAATAGCTATATGTCGAGCTATTTACGCCGAAATCTCCGTAATTGGAGAAGCCTGTATCGTTAAGGACGGAGAACGTCGTGTATGCCGTATTGCCGTCGTTAGTGTTCTGCATGATGCTTTGCAGATACGTCGCTTGGTCGCCAATATACGATGCGATGATGCCTGTATCAGAACCTTGAGGGCTTGGCACGCCGACATTGAGAGAGCCATAAGCGCGTGAAGAGCCATCAAAATTTACATGCGCAGTCGTGAACGATCCATCCGCTGGGGTCGTAGCCCCAATAGATGTGTTGTCGATAGTGCCGCCAGTAATTGTTACCGCATTAGCATCTTGCGAAGCTATTGTGCCAGCATCACTGACTTGCGAAAGCGTAATGATAATAGATTGAGATTTTGCTGCCGTTATTTGCCCTTGAGCATTAACCGTAATCGAAGACACGGAAGATGCGTTTCCGTATCCTCCTGCCGTGACTGCCGTGTTTGTAATGCTAAACTGAGAACCTGTTAACGTAAGACCGGTTCCGGCAGTGTATGTTCCAGCGCCGCTGAACTGAACCCAAGGCATCGGCGTGACGTCAATCGTGCCGCCAGTTTGCGCCGTGCAGACCCAGCCTGTATTGGCGTTTAATGTGCCGCTTTCAATAAAGGTAAATGCTTCTACAACCTCTGACCAAGTATTCATGTCAGAGGATCGAGTCCATGTCGTTGCCGACGCGTTATAAATACCGTTCTGCGAGGAAGTCGTCTGGTTCTTTACAAGAACGCGATTTCCCGCCGACACCGTAACGCCGTCAATAGTAAGCAGCCCTGTAAGCGATGTGATATTTGCTGTCGTTGCAGCAACGCAAGATGCTTTTACATCTAGACCTTGAGCGACACTATCGACATAGGACTTATTGGCAATATCATTACCATTTGTCGGTGCGGTGCTTATTTGGCCAGTTGTTGTCGATACTGAAGAAAAACGTGCAACAGTCGGCGTCGTAAATCCAATAACCACATTGTCCATATAGCTTAATGTGGCTGGGTTTATTATTACTTCACCAGCCCCTAGAGGGGCTATTGTTACGGTTTTACCAGAAAGATTAATTGTTCCCGTAGCGGTGAGATCAGTAACTGTAGCTCCCAAAGGGGTCGTGCCGCCGATAAGCACGTTATCAAGCGTTCCACCGGCCTCTGGATCAATAATAACGCCGCCAACGGAGCCTGTTGGAGATATGTTAACAACAGAGCTATCCGGGCTAAGATTAACAGTGCTATTAGCCGTCAAAGTATTAAACGTGGCATTAACTGGCGTTGTTGCGCCAATCACCACATTATCCATATTGCCGCCGGCAAAAGGATTAATTGTTACCGATCCAATAGAGCTGACCGGAGAAATAGAGACAGGACGATTGCCCGTCAGGTTCACGCCGCCACCAGCCGCAATAGAGAGCTGTGTCGTTCCTAAAGAGTTATAGAAGGATAGGGTGCTTGATCCCGATGGGCGGATAAGGTTTGTATAAACCGCCGTGTTCGCTTGGATATTTCCGAATGTTCCAGCTCTTGGCGTCGTCCCTCCAATCGTAACATTGTCGAGCGTGCTAAGAGATCCCGCAGGGGCAATAACAACATTACCCGTTCCGCTTGGGCTTAGCGTCACAGTGCCGTTTGCAGGAGAGATGGTTGTGTTAAGCGTATTGCCGTCGCCAAAAGTCGCCATGACATTGTTGCTGGCGTCTTCAAATTGAATGCCCGTCGTGTTCTTTGGCTGAATGATCGGCGTAGAAAGAAACGAATTAACGCCCACTGACGTAAAAGATGCGCCCGCTGGATTGTTTCCGCCAATGGTCACGCCATCAACGGAGCCGCCAGTTATCGAAACAGCCGAAGCGGATTGCGTGGCCATAGAGCCAAGGCCAAGGTTGGTTCTTGCCCCGGCTGCCGTGCCAGAGCCAGTTCCGCCATTTGCTACAGGAATTAACTGACCTCCAGACAGCGTAAACGTGCTGCTAATGGTCATTGTCGTGAATGAGCCGGCATTCGGTGTCAGATTGCCGATTGCTGGCGGTGCGCCAAGAGCGGAGCCGATAAGGACGTTTGGTGTCGCCTTATAAGTCGTGCCGCTGTTTGTTACGGGGATCGCGGCATTCGTTGGGTCAACAGAGGAAGTAGAGGGGAGACCCGATATTGTAACGGATGCCATGATTTTATCCTGTCGTAATGTCTTGCGCGCTCTCAGTCGTAAGCTGATCGAGCGACTCAGTTGTTAGAAATACGGTCTCTTGGGTGCCCGAGTTCGCCAAAAGGCCGCCCGGAGGCGTCCACAAACCAAAGTTATTAGATAGCCCCGGCGCGCCACCCCACAGCCCTGAATTGCCTGTGATAAGGCCAGAGGTGAGGGGTGTGTCTGCCATTACTTAGGAACCGATGCCGCTTGAATGAATGTCGCCGTTACCGTTCCAGTGCCAGCCGTAACCGTCACGCGAGCATACACAGGGGCGTAGCCGTAGTTGCCCTGCACAGCCGTTGAGAACGTATTGAGAGCCGGGTCTGGATGAGGCAACCAAACCATGCTTGCGGTAGGGATCGGATTTGTCTGGCTATTCGGATCATCAAGCGTTTGCTCAATCGTGGCCGTAACGCCGTTGGGGTCGGCCTGAATTGATACTTGCGGGAAGGCGTAAGCATCAAACATCACAAACGTCGAAGAGCCGACTGTGTTTGTGCCAGCCGAGACAGAGCCTACCGTGGCGCCGCTTATGGAAATAGAAGAAACTGTCTTGTAGCTCAGATTGCTCTGAACGCTGCCAGTATTAGGACCAACAAGAGTCTCGCTTAAAACGCTGCCGCTTTGGCTGAGCCCTTTAATGGTGAAAGTATTAACGCTATCGTTTGCTGTGGACGTAATGATAACGCGGCGCTGATAAGGGCCAAGCGTTGCAATTCCGCCACTGACATAGCTGCCGTTAAGAGCAAGATTCCCAGCCTGCGTAAGCGTCTGGGCAATCGCAATTCCATTGGCGACCGGTGCGGGAAAGGGGCCAGCCGTGACCGTAATTGGCCTCATGTTTAATTTCCTTAGATTTCGCCGCCGTGGCGTTTGTGTAATTTTTTAAGTGTCTCTGCGAGATTAGCACGTTTTGCGAGCGTTGGATTGTCGCTATGCGCTGCTTTCGCCAATTTTTTAGCTGGAATCTTCTCACCTTGAGGAACGCCCAAGGATTTGTGCAAAGCGCCGGGTTTTTTAATGGCGCCTGAGATCCACTTGTCAGCCATCGAAGCTCTCCAAAGGAAAGATGGGGGCCTAAGCCCCCACCGATCAATCCATGCCGTCTTTTGACTGGATGTCAGCGTTTGGACGGTCTGAGGTGCGAGCAGCCTCAGTCAGAGGGCTTTTCTCTGAGCCAACCTTGCCGCCGCGCTTGCGAGCTGGGCGATCCATACGGTCTTTTGCCTTCTTGCCTTCGACAGCCATGCCGCCTTTTTTCATGCAAGAACCGCCGCGCTTACGCTCACGCGCAGCCTCGACAACCTTTGACTTGCCAGCGGTGTAGGTTTGATCCAGATCCGCAGCATCGTCTTTGTCAAATTCACCTTGAGGATCATTTGGCTCGTTGACAGCTTCAACCTTCATCTTGCGAGGGGTTTTGCCGCCCGTTGCACGCTCAGAGCGTGCCTTATGCATCATGTGCTTCATATTGCACTCTCCGATTAAGATATAAGGTTCGGACCTTGCAGATACTGCACGGTCAGATAGCCCACGCCGGCGCCAGCATTCGCAGACTTAACGTAAAGGATAATGTCAGTAGTTCCGACATTAAACCAAAGGTTTGTCTGCGCTTGAGTTGACGGCGTCACAGCCGATACACCTAACGCTGCGCCAGTTCCGCCGCCGAGTTCGTTGGCGTTAGCCGACGTCGTGCCGATGGTGAAAGTTGCCGCCGCGCCACTCCATATGGTCGTCACGCCCACGAAAACTTCGAGGATCGTGCTTCCCGCTGGGATGACAATGGTTGTTGCCGCGCTGGTTGCAGACTGCGTAATAGACGAAGTCTGAGCAAGCGTGACGCCACCCGTATTATCAATGGTGCCGGGTGTTGTGCCTGTTGTATCAAGAACTGAGCCCGCCGTAATGGGCCCAGTGAAAGTAGTTGTAGCCATTACGAGGCCCTTTCATTGAGCGAAGATGGGGGCTTGCAAGCAGCGGCCCCCACCATGTTACGACGTTGGGAACGAGCCGTAGATCGAACGCCAGTTGTAGTAGCCGAAGCTGTAACGCTCATAGCCCTTCACAAGTAGGTTGTCAGTTGTGAAGTCTACCTGCATGTCCATTTCGTAAGGCACTCTCTCCATATACACCAAACCTTTGATGTTTGTGAGAAGGAACCATGCGTAAGGCGATGTCAAGTAATCGTTGACCATGTAACCTTCTGGAAGGCCACCAGCGGTCGAGAGGATCGCATTGACGTCGTTGTTTGCAGTGCCGGGGCGAAGTTCCGTTTTCGTCAGGCGGATTGCCACTGGCTCGAGAGCTGGTGGGATAATCAGCTTGCGACCACGGGCATACATCTTCAGGCCAGCGATGTCGCGGAACTGAGTTCTGATGCCGATCATGCCGTTAAGCAATGAAGACTCGTTAAGGTCAACCTGAACTGTTGGCGTGTTTGCGATAACGCCGCCGTCAATTGGATGGTTGAGGTTACACAGGGACACGCCGTCACCGCCGACCGCAGCATTGTAGGTCTGCGCCGTGTTGAGGATGTTTGCTGCGTAGATTTCCTTTGTCTGGCTGAAAGATTCAACCAAGCCAAGGTTCGTAGGAGCAAACTGTGTCTTATACAGGTTGTCGTCGATTGCCTTACGAGTGATCGCGTAGCCGAGACCAATTTCGTAATGCTCTTGGTTATAGACGTAACGCTCTGACGCATTGTTGTCGAACGAAACGGCGCCGCCTTCAGTCTTGATTGCGGCATAGCCAAGGTAACGCATTTCAGCGGTGCGCTCGAGAGCGAGGTTTGATTTGCTCTTCTCGAACATTTTATCCCATTGTGATGGGATCTGAGGATATTTACCCTCAACGCCACGCAGACCCGGAAGGAGGAGGTCGCGGATGGCTGATAAGTTAACTGCCATGTGAGCCTACTCCTATCAGGAAATGCCAGTAACAGCGCCGTTACCGCGCAGCCACTCGTTGTTGAAGCCGACTTCGATGTAGTTATACTGCGAAGTAGGATCGGTTCCGTTCACGCCCGGTGGGTTCGTTACGAGGTTCGTCACGATGAACGGATATGTCGCCGTCGTGCCAATCGTATCTACGAACATGCCGGAGATGCCCGACAGCGTGTTGCCTGTTCCGACATTGAGCTGGCAGAGCTGGCCGACTGGCGAAGAGCCATAAG